ACAGGTAAAGACTTAGGTTGGGTAGAGAACATCATTAAGCACAGCAAGCCCGACATAGTTGTACTTGACATGGGTGATAAGTTTGCTGTAAAGAGTAGCGACAAGTCAGACGTATATCTCAAGGCTGCTGCTATCCATGCACGTAACATAGCTAAGAAGTATAACTGTGCTATTATATGGATGAGTCAGTTGTCTGCTGATGCACAAGATAAAGTTTACCTTGATCAGTCTATGCTGGAAGGTAGTAAGACAGGTAAGGCAGCAGAGGCAGACTTGATGCTGTTGATTGCTAAGAACCAAGTTACTGAGGGTGATGATGAAGACAAGCAGCGTCACATTAACGTAGCTAAGAACAAGCTAAAGGGTGGATGGCATGGGGTTGTCCATTGTGAGTTAGACGGGGGTAGGTCACAGTACCTAGCCTAAAGAAAGGAACACAATGCGTATAGTATTGGACGTTGAGAACACAACAAAGAAGCGTAACGGTAAGCTTCTACTAGACCCTTGGGAGGAGGGTAACTTCCTAGTTAACGTAGGGGTACGTGACGTTGACGATGGTACTGAGGCTCTGACGTTTGATCTGCAACACAAAGAGTACGTTGACCAGACAGGCGTTGAGTCTAGGCGTATTCAAAAGATACTGGATAACACTACCCTGCTGATCATGCACAACGCACAGCATGACTTGGCTTGGCTTTGGGAGTGTGGCTTTAAGTATGACGGGGCTATATGGGATACCATGCTTGCAGAGAGTATTTTACTCAGAGGAAACAACATAGAGATATCAGATAAAGGAGTAGTCAAAAAGATATCTTTGTCTCTAGGTAACACAGCTATCCGTAGAAACCTTGACTTTCAAAAGGATGACACTCTTAAGCGTTACTTCAAGGAAGGCTACAACACTGATGAGATACCATTGGCAGAATTGACGTTTTACCTTGAGGCTGACTGTAATACTACAGCTTCACTGTTTCATGCACAGAGTGCCGACTTCATGCTACCTGAGTCTCAGAGCCTTGGTAACGTGAGAGACATTACGTTTGAGGTATGCAAGCTTCTTACACGCATGAAGGCTGACGGTATGAAGGTAGACCGCAAGGCTTTGGATGCAGTGCGTAAGGAGTTTGAGGATGAACGTGGTGGCATACAGTCTCGACTACAGATGCAAGTGCGTGAGGTCATGGGTGACACCCCAGTTAACTTGAATAGCCCAGAGCAAATGTCTCAGGTTATCTTTAGCCGTAAGCCTCACTCAAAGGATGATTGGCCTAACTTGTTTGATAACTGTAGGAAGCTATCTGACTTAAAGGAGATCGTTAATGCTAACAGTGACCTTCTGTATCGTACTGAGGCGTTCACTTGTCCGACTTGTGAGGGCAGTGCGGAAACGTATAAAGTAAAGAAAGATGGCAGTAAGTATGCAAGACCCAACAAATGTAAGGACTGTGATGCTAGAGGCTACCAACTCAAGAAGCAATCAAGAATGGCTGGCTTTGGCTTCTTCCCGCCTAGCGCATCTTGGGTTAGTGCTAGTGGTTTTTCTACAGGCAAGGATATACTAGACGTACTCAGGGCTACAGCTATGGATAACAAGATGGATGTGGCTGTTAAGTTCCTTGAGGACTTAAAGCGGTTGAACGCTGTGTCTAGCTACCTGTCTAGCTTTGTTGAGGGTATAGACACCTTCACTAAACAGGACGATGTACTGCACGTGTCACTAACGCAGCACATTACGTCTACTGGCAGGTTTAGTGGGCGTGAGCCTAACATGCAGAACATGCCTAGAGGTGGTACGTTCCCTGTTAAGCGTGTCTTTGTATCACGTTGGGCTGGTGGCAAGATCATGGAAGCTGACTTTGCACAGCTAGAGTTTAGGGCTGCTGCATTCCTGTCACAGGATGAGACAGCTATGGAAGAGATCAACACAGGGTTTGACGTACACGCATACACTGCACAGATTATCTCTGATGCAGGTCAGCCTACTGCTAGGCAAGCTGCCAAGGAACACACCTTCGCCCCTCTGTTTGGCGCGACAGGCTTTGGCAGGACTAAGGCAGAAGCTGCGTACTACACGCACTTCATTGCCAAGTACAAAGGCATAGCTAAGTGGCACAAGAAGCTAGGTGATGAGGCTATACGGTTCCAGAAGATAACCAATGTATCAGGTAGGCAGTATGCATTTCCCGGCACTACTAGAAGGGAAAACAATACACCTACTAACTTTACTAGGATCAAGAACTACCCTGTCCAAGGGTTTGCTACTGGTGATGTTGTACCTGTTGTATTGCTTGAGATTGACAAGAGACTAAAGAACATGCGCTCTTGCATAGTTAATAGTGTCCATGACTCAGCGGTCATTGACATACACCCTGATGAACAAAAGGAGGTAATCAATGTCATTAACGATGTTAACAACTGTCTTAATGATATCATTGATAAATACTATGGCGTAAAGATGAACGTACCACTACTTTTAGAAGCCAAGATTGGACCTAATTGGCTTGACACTAAAGATGTGATATGATATAACTGCGGTTCAAATGTAAGCTCAGAAAGGATATATAATGAGCAATGAGTTATCTACTACAATGGCAAGTGCAGACCTTGCTGCAGCTATGGGTTTCAGTGCAGATGCTGACATGTCTATGGGTTCTTCCAGTGGCCCTAACCTTGCACGACTAGCACAGGTACAGGCTCCCATCATGAAGGAGCAAGTAGATGAGGATGGTGAACTAGAAGAGAAGGTAGTAGTACCCTTGGGTGCTTACAAGCTTACTGACTCAGAGGGTACGACTGTATATAGCCGTAGTGCTACCATCCGTTTGTTTGCACAGCGTCAGCAATGGACTCAATGGGATAGCGACAACAACGCTATGAACAAGACTGTCATGGCTACTGTACTCAAGGGTGATCTTAAAGACACCAAAGGTACGTTCAACCTTGGTCGGCCTAGTGCATACATCAAGGATTGGGATGCTGTTGATGAAGACACTAAAGCTGTTATCCGTAGCGTTAAGAACACTAAGGTTTTGTTTGGCAAGGTTAAGCTAGGTAAAGTTACTGATGAGAATGGTGTAGCTGTAAAAGGTTACGACTCAGAGATTGACTTTACGATGGACGTAAAGAATGCTGACAGTAAGCGTTCCTTGGATGCAGTACTTAAAGATATTGTATCTAAGAAGCTGTTGCCTATTGAGCATACGATAACACTTGCTGCCAATAAGGAGACCCTGCCTACAGGTAACAAGTACGCTACTATGGTTGCTAACTTGGGTACTAAGGCTAAAATGGTGCCAGAGGATCACGCTACAGTACAGGCTTTCGTTGATTACATTGACTACGGTAATGAGTATGTACTTAGTAAGTGGAAGTCTTTGCGTAAGCCTGATGTGGCTATAGACCCAGCTACACTTGACGCTATCGTGCAAGTAGAAGAAATTCCTTTCTAGGATGGACTTTGCACACGCTGCTGAACTACCCATTAAGATACTCATGCGTGATGCTACTTTAGGCCAAGCAGAAATGTCAGAAGCAATAATTGAGAACGTTGCTTCTGACGTATCGGCAGGACTAAACAAGCAATTCAACGGTGGGCCACGGGATGCGTTCAGGCTTAGAATGTCCAACATAGGACGCGCTAAGTGTCAACTCTGGTTTGAAAAGAACATGCCAGAAGAAAAAGAACCAATGCCAGAGCAGTTCATGATGAACATGATGCTAGGCGATATAGTTGAGGCAGTATTCAAAGGTATCCTACGCACTGCTGGTGTAGAGTTCCAAGACAATGAGTACGTGTCGTTAGACTTAGGGGGAGGTAGACGCCCAATCAAGGGTGAGTATGACTTAGTGATGGCTGGCAGGGTAGACGATGTTAAGAGTGCATCTGATTACTCCTACACTAAGAAGTTTGTTGACCTTGAGACACTACAAGCCAGTGACCCTTTTGGCTATGTAGCACAGCTTGTAGGCTACGCTACAGCAGCAGGTAAGAAGGTTGGGGGATGGTGGGTAGTCAACAAGGCTAACGGTCATCACAAGTACGTTTCAGCCAAGCACGTTGACGTTGAGGCTGTCTTAGATAAGATGCGTGAAACGTATGACTACCTAGATAACGATGAGCCACTTGAGCGTCAGTACACAGACATACCTGAGACCTATCGCAAGAAAGAATCAGGTAACAGAACGCTATGCAGAGAGTGTAGCTTCTGCTCATTCAAGAAAGCTTGTTGGCCTGACTATCAAGAGCTACCTTCTAAGACTTACCAAGGCAAACTAACGCCGCCTACGGTACACTACACTAAGCTAAAGACAGATGCCTAAACCTAAGAGGCTACACCTTAAAGCCAAGTACAGGAGTGGTCTTGAAAAACAGACTGCTCTTGTTTTGTCTGAGTGCCAGAAAAAGGTAAGGTATGAGTTACTTAAAATAGAGTGGGAGGACTTACGTTATCGTACTTACACGCCTGACTTTCAGTTGGACAACGGTATCTTTATTGAGACCAAGGGTATCTTTGACAGTGAGGACAGGCGCAAGCATGTGGAAGTAAGAAGGCAGCACCCTGAGTTAGACATACGCTTTGTATTCAGTAACGCTAGGGCTAAACTCTACAAGGGTGCTAAGAGTAGATACTGTGATTGGTGTGAGAAAAATGACTTCTTGTACTCACACAGACTAATACCTCAAGGGTGGTTGACAGAGCCGGGAAAGTATGTTACACAGACTAAGATACCACTCAAAACAAAAAGGAAGACTTGATGCCGTATTCACTAGACGATGATGAGATTGCAATACTAATCAAGCCTATGGGTAATGGGCGTATTGGTACTTGTATCTGCAAGAGTGACGATCACGAATTGACTGACGATCAGTTATCAGATGCTATGGGTGTAGGTCTAGCTATGATTGGCTTGTTTGAGTTGCTTAATGATGACGATGATGAAATCTATGAAGACCTCAAGTTTGCACTAGAAGAGAAGGTAGAGCGTCTACTAGAAGAGAACCAAGTACCTAGTGACGATACCCCAGAAGCTTCCTATACAGCAGAGGGTAATGTACTTACACTCAGTGCTTTTACTAAAACTAAGGGTAACTGCTAGTATGGCTAAATGGAAAGAAACAATCATGCCCTTTGAGGTAGACATGGTAGATAAGCCACCCCACTACAACACAGCTAACATTGAGTGTATAGATGCTATGAAAGCTATGTCAGAGGGTGCAGATGTATCACCCCATGAGGCATACTGTTGGCAGAACTCATTCAAGTATATGTGGAGGTGGCCTTACAAGAATGGTGTAGAGGACTTGAAGAAAGCACGTTGGTACTTAGATAGATTGATACAGGAGGTTGAGCATAATGAAGACTGAGAAGTTCAGTGTTACCTTTGTCTTACAAGTTGACAAGTCAAACAACATATTGTCTTCTCACCCTATGTACTATGAAGAAGATATAAAAGACTTGATGTCTCGTATTATCTATGATATAGATGATGTAGAAATATCTAACATAAACGTAAAGGATCAGGGATGATTACGCAACAAGAGATAGATGACTTCGCTGAGTATGACAGAGAAGCTGTTACAGACCACACTCGTAGTCCACTAGATATGGTAAAAGAGTTTGCAGTAGCAATGGATCACCCTCTTGATGAGAAGTATGGCTACAGTAGAAAGCTAGAAGGGTTACGCTGGCTGCTACTCAAAGAGGAGTACAGTGAAGTACGTGATGCAGATGGCCCAATAGAGTTACTTAAAGAGTTAGCTGACTTAGTGTACGTTACGTATGGCTATGCAGCTACCTACGGGTGGGACTTAGATGAAGCTGTACGCAGGGTACACGCATCTAATATGTCTAAGCTAGGGCCACAAGGTAAGCCAATCAAACGTCCTGATGGCAAAGTGTTAAAGGGGTCAAACTACTGGAAGCCTGACCTGTCTAATCTTGTCTAAGATACAGAGCAGAATGGTTGAACTGCTTAAACCAATAGAACAACAAATAATGATGTGTGATACCAGAGAAGAAACCCTTATGTTAGCTTGTGCTATGATACACAAGGCTCAAGTAATACTGGAAGCACACATAGGAGAAAGAGGACGTAAAGAAATCTTCACGTTCCCCAAGGAGAGTAAAAGATGAATAACAATTACCTACCCAGTGACTACCAGACCTTCATTGCAACCAGCCGCTATGCACGTTGGCTTGAAGGCGAGGGACGCCGTGAAACATGGGGTGAGACTGTAGAGCGTTACCTGCACAACATTGCTAAGACATGGCTCAAGCCTGTTGACCTAGATGAAATACGTAGTGCTATCCTTAGCCTTGAGGTTATGCCTAGTATGAGGTCACTCATGACTGCGGGTAAAGCTGCTGACCGTGATAATACCTGTATGTATAATTGTAGCTACCTACCCGTAGATGACCCTAAGTCTTTCGATGAGGCTATGTTCATCTTGCTTTGCGGTACGGGGGTTGGTTTCAGTGTTGAGCGTCAGTTCATCGCTAAACTCCCTGATGTTCCTACTCTTTTCCAAAGCGAAACTACTGTTGTCATCAAGGACAGCAAGGAAGGATGGGCTAAAGGGTTGAGACAAGTGTTGGCACTCCTGTGGGCTGGTGAAATTCCTAAGTGGGATATTAGCAGAGTTCGCCCTGCAGGTGCAAGGCTTAAAACGTTTGGTGGTCGGGCTAGTGGTCCTGCTCCTTTGGTTGATTTGTTTAACTTTGCTACTACTACGTTTCGTGGCGCACAAGGGCGTAAGCTATCTAGCCTAGAGTGTCACGATCTTATGTGTAAGATTGGTGAAGTAGTAGTGGTGGGTGGTGTGCGCCGTAGTGCTATGATCAGCCTGTCTAACCTGTCAGATGACCGTATGCGCCACGCCAAGTCAGGCAACTGGTGGGAGAATGCAGGGCATAGAGCCTTGGCTAACAACTCTGTGTCTTACTCAGAGAAGCCTGACAGCATGGCTTTCATGCGGGAGTGGACAGCCCTAATGGAGAGTGGGAGCGGGGAGCGTGGTATATTTAATAGAGAAGCTTCGATTAAACAAGCAGCAAAAAATGGAAGACGAGAAACTTGCTATGAGTTTGGAACCAACCCGTGTTC